GAGACTGGGTAGAGAGCTTACGGGCTATGCGTGATTATGCCCTCCAAGCTGAGTTCGACGCTTTGGAGCTAGACATAGACGACCCCGAGGCTCTTAACTTAGAGAAGCAGTTTAGAGCTATTCGTCGTCAGCTAGACAATGAGCTAGCTCACGCAGAGTTTCGTCAGAAGCACCTGGAGCAACAGGAGATTCATCAAGCATTCTTCGAGGATTCCTGTAAGAGGCCCCGAAAGCCTGGTGGCGGAGGAGAGAAGGCAGATCGGACTAACAAGATGTTTGGCCCTGAAAGGATGAAGGACAATCGTTACGTGGAACCCTGGTCTGGGTTTTTTAAGGGGTAATTCTCTGAATCTCATGGTCAAACTTCAGTTGGTATGGTATATTGTTAATGGATAAAGGCAGGGTCCCAGGAGGCCCTGACGAAAGGAGCAATTCGCTAAATGGCAAAGAAACCTGTACTAGAGGCTAAAGGGGTCGTTGGCACCCCTAAAGAGGTTGAACCTGCTCAGATAGTTACTGTGAATGACCTCTCCGAGGAGTTTGGAATCTCCTCACGGCAGATTCGTATTCTTCTCCGGAAGGCCGGTTTCGTCGCTCCCAAGGTAGAGTCCGAAGGGTTTGGACCTCGTTCCAAGTACCAGTGGACTAAAGGCTCAGCAGAGCTTGCTGAAGCTCGGACGGTGATTCAGGCCGGTCTGACCAGCATGGATGCTGAGGAAGACTAAGACTATCCCCGAGGGGCTTTGGGCAACCCTCCTATACGGGTCTTCCTTCCATCCCAAAGCCCCACGCATGGACTCACAGTAAAGGCCCCACTCGATATTATAGGGGCCTTTACTGTTGTGTTTTCGGTCCTCAGAGAGTTTTCCAGTTGATTGTCCATTTACATTCTGTAGCAAGAATGGTATACTTGATCTGTAAGGTTGTGTCCATCCTAGGAATTTAGCTCCCTAGCTGGGGCTAAAGCAGGAGGTAGACATATCCTTCTTGTTTGATCCAAGGAGTTCTTATCAGAGCAAATGGGTAACCTTCCAAAAACTGCTCACCTCTTGGACAACGAAATTCTTGCTGTGTGAGTAGAGGACTCGGCGGAGTCCTCGGGAGGTTGGACCCAGTTCCGGACGCCCAGAATGACCTTTAAAGGAAGTTCGCTGATGTCCTTTGGGATGCCAGGAGAAGCGTCAAATTTCCACGTTCTGGACATCGGATAATAAATTCCATTAGGTCCAAAACTCAGGCCTTTGGGGAGCACAACTTTGGCTTAGGCGTAGGAATCCTTCTGGGGATGGTTCAGGGGGAAGAGATCTTGACACCTCGTCAACTGTGGTCACCGAGACGAATGCTCAACGCTGTTTACACCGGCTTTACATGGGCTTTACAGAAGCCTCTACGCCTTTACCGCGGGTCTCTGAGCTTCATAGTCTGGGACCCGCGAGTTGCTCTCTTAGGAGTCTCTCGGAAACTGGAATCCATCTCCCATGATGTTAAGTGAGGAGGAACCAGACGAAATGGCGCGATCACTTAAGATCACCCCAAAGGTCGGAGAAGAGATTCTCCGGCTTTCAACGGAATACTCCCAGCGCCAGATCGCCGAGAAACTGCGTGAGAAGCACGGGGTGCAGCTCTCGCATACAGCCATCGCGAAGTTCATCAAGGCCCAGCGGTGGGAACGGTCAGCTCAGACCAAGGCGATTGTGCGGGAGCATCTCCGTATTAGTGTCCCTACTGACTTGGAAATTCTGCAAGAAACACGTGATCAGCTCAATGAGTTGAGAAAGAGTGGCACACTTGATGTAGTGGAGCAGCTTAGAGTCATAGATCGTCTTAACGACATCATCCAGACGAGGCTGAAGTTCTCCGGAGCTGATGCTCCCGATCGGCCTGATGAATTCGCCGAGATGACCGATGAGGAACTTGAGGCATACGTCAACGGCACAAAAGTGGACGCTGGTGGCGATGGACAGGAATGAGCTGGTAAAACTAGCCCGTGCTAAACGGGCGCTCCAACGTAGGAAAGCCGCATCCCACCTAGTGGACTTCATGCAATACGACTCACCGACGTGGCAGCCAGCAGCCCACCTTCTTAGGCTGTGTGAGGCACTGGAGGCCGTAGAGCGAGGCAAGATTAGACGATTGATGGTATTCATGCCTCCGAGGCATGGGAAGTCAGAGGTCTGTTCGAAGAAATTCCCCTCGTGGTATCTAGGACGTAACCCACGCAAGGAGATCATCCTTTGTTCGTATGCCGCCGATCTAGCATATGACTTCTCCCAGCTTGCACGTGACACATTACGTGAGCATGGTCCAGACCTGTGGAAGGTCAAGGTATCTTCTACACGTTCTGCGATGACTCGATGGGGTCTCCAACGTACCCGCGGCGGTTGTGTAGCAGCCGGAGTCGGAGGTCCAATTACCGGACGAGGTGCTCATTTGGGGATCATCGATGACCCCTTTAAGAACGACGAAGAGGCGTCGTCAGCGACTTACCGCGACAAGGTATGGAAGTGGTATCAGTCCACCTTCCGTACACGCCTAGCTCCCGGTGGAGCCATTGTACTGGTTATGACTCGATGGCATGAGGATGATCTAGCTGGCCGGCTTATAAAGGAGATGAGAGCCGGAGGAGAACAGTGGGTTATCCTTAATATGCCAGCCTTAGCCGAAGAGAATGATCCCTTAGGTCGAGCCGTAGGTGAGCCTCTGTGGCCGGAGCACGGGTTCGACAAGCCGTGGGCCGTAAGCCTCAAGCGGACGCTAGGGACTTACTTCTGGGAGGCTCTCTACCAGCAGCACCCATCGACTCCCGAGGGTGAGATTCTCAAGCGTGCTTGGTGGAAGTACTATCGTGTACTTCCCTACGACATCCAGTATGTGATACAGTCGTGGGATATGACCTTCAAGGACACTGATGGCACCGACTTCGTAGTAGGCCAGGTCTGGGGCTTGCGGGGAGCTGATAAGTACCTGTTGGACCAGGTGCGGGCCAGGATGGACTTCCCCACTACCATCGAGGCAGTCAAGGCGTTAACGCGCAAGTGGCCCCAGTCTATGGCGATATATATCGAGGACAAGGCCAACGGGCCTGCAGTTATCTCAACCCTGCGAGGGAAGATTCATGGGATCATCCCGGTGGAGCCGATGGGCAGCAAGATCGCCAGGGTGGCAGCGGTTAGCCCCCAGGTTGAGGCCGGTAATGTCTTTCTACCTGATCCCAACATCGCCCCTTGGGTGCAGGACTTCGTTGAGGAATGCGCCAAGTTCCCTAAGGGCGCCCACGACGACCAAGTAGACTCAATGAGCCAAGCACTACTGAAGATGTCCATGCCGCTAGCTCGGGGCATGGGCGCTAAACCCGAGGGGTGGTGAGGAGTTATATGTCATCAGTTTTAGAGGTTCGTGCAGGTGATACATGGCCTCCAGAGCAGCACACTGAGCGGATCGAGTCGTATTCACTGTACCGTAAGCTCTTTCTAGGCGAGCACCAAGAGGTGTTTCAGCGGGTTCAACAGTGGCTAGACAAGACGCCTGACAAGTCGCTGGTGTATATCGTGGCTAACTTCCCCAAGCTGGTGTCACTAGTCTGTGCTGATATGCTCTTCGGGGAGGAGCCCGGCTTCATCGTGGGGGACGAGGGGTCAGCGGAACAGATGGTACTAGACACTATCACCCGGAACAATGACCTCCACGTACTTAACTACGAGATGGCGTTAGGGGCTAGCTCCCGGGGCGATGCTGTGTATAAGGTGCGTTATGGTCCACGCTTTAGCTACTCGCCAATTCCTGAGGCCATAATCTCGGCGGTGAACCCCGCGTTGTTCTTCCCCGAGTTCGCAGCCGACGATGTGAGGACCTTGACTGGCGCGGTGATCGCATGGAAGCGGGTGGAGGGTGATCTTACCTACCTACGACGTGAGATCCATACGCCCGGTCAGATCCGCAACGAGCTGTGGCTGCTGGATGGTAGTGAGTTGCGACGGCAGGTGCCGCTAGCAACGCTACCCGACCTGGTCACAATGCCCGAGGAGGAAGAGACTGGGTATCCCGGGCTTCTGGTGGAGTATGTCCCTAACTGGCGCCTAGATGATGATTGGCGAGGACTCTCGGACTACCTAGATATTCAAACCCTGGTGGATGAGCTAAACAATCGGATCAGTCGCGTAAGCCGGGTGCTAGACAAACATGAGAATCCCAAGCTGGTTCTGCCTCCTGGGATGATGAAGTTTGATCCTGCCACTAAGCGTTATTACATCGAAAAAGATGCGCTAGACGTGGTAGAGGTAAGCACCGAGGTAGGAGCCAATCTACCACGCTATCTAGTCTGGGACGCTCAGCTGGAGGCTGCGTTTAAGCAGATCGACAAGCTGATCCAGATTGCCTTCCTAGTCACTGAGACCAGCCCCGATGCCTTTGGCCTGGGTCAATCAGGCCAGGCCGAGAGTGGTCGAGCTCTGAAGTTTCGGCTCTTGCGGACACTAGCTAAGGTAAATCGCAAGAGATTGTATTTTGACGGGGCACTTCGGAGGGTGCTCGGCGCGGCATTGTGGTTAGAATCATCCTATGGGGCGGCTTTGGCCAACGACGTGCCAAATGTAAGAATCGAGTGGCGTGATGGTCTACCCGATGACGCCCGTGAGGAGATTGAGACTGAGGCCATAGCTATCCAGGCCGGGGTCTCCAGTCGTCGTTCGGCTGTACGTCGTGCATACCGTCTCAACGGCGAGGAGCTGGAAGACGAACTGGCCGAGATCGCTTCTGACCAGACAATGACATCACGTACCCTTCCTGGAATCGACTTCGGTGCTCTTGATGATGTGACCGGTGGGGATGATGGCGGAGAAGAGCAGGTGTAAGGAGGTAGAGTACGGTGGCTAGTCCTAGCGTTGCAAAGGCAACAGACTTGCTTCTAGCTTCTTACCGCCGTGCTTATGTAGACCTCCTGAGGAAGACCGCCTCATACCGTGCTAAGGGTCGATCCACGGCCTACAACGAGGCCATGTTAGCCGATATAGCGAAGATCTTAAGGACGCTGGACGAAGATGCCCAGAGGTGGGCCCGGAGAAATATCCCGAAGCTCTATGTCGAAGGCATTGAAGAGGCATTACAAGTACTCAAGAATGCTGGCAAGGAGCTAAAGATGGACCAACCTTCGTTCAAGACGTCTACTTCCATGGCCCGTGTACATCAGCATGCAGTGAAGGCCCTGGTAGATGCGACAGTAGACGACCTGACTACTGCACATAAGACCATCGGACGAACTATCAATGACCATTGGCGCCGGATACAGCTGGAGGTCGTGACAGACAAGACTCTCACAGGCTCAACTATGCGTGAGGCTAGGAAGAATCTAGTGGAGCGGTTAACCGCCGAGGGTCTGACAGCTTTCAAAGACTCGGCGGGCCGATCGTGGAACTTAGACCGTTACGCCAGCATGGTGGTTCGGTCTGTGACGGCGGAGGCTCAGAACAAGGGGCTGTTGAATCAGCTAGATGAGATGGACCACGACCTGGTGCGTATGAGTGATCATCGGGCCGGTTGTCCTCTCTGTGCCCCTTATGAAGGTCGTGTCTACTCACGTACTGGACAGACGGCGGGTTATCCGGTCCTAACCGACGTTCCCGGGTTCTCGCAGGGATACCAGTCTATGCACCCCAATTGTCGGCACCGGATTACTCCGTATGTACCGGAAGCCGATCCGGATGCAGAAAAGACCAAAGAGCTCAGCAACCGTCCCTTCCAGGACAAACGTCGTCCCGAAGACAAGGAAGCCTACGACCGTCAGCAGAAGATGACCCGGCTCCGTCGTGAACGGCAGAAGCTAGAGGAACAGCTGACGCTAATGCCTAAGGGCCCCGAACGGGATGCTGTGAGGGAAAGACTACGTCAGGTTAGGGGCCAGCAACAGGCGCTAGGTAAGGAAGAGAAGCAGTGGCGACTTAAGGCTGCGGCAGAGAACAAGGAGTACTACAGACAGCGAGATGCTAAGCCTATACCGGTACAGCCTCGGCCACGTCCTACACCGCCTTCGCCCCCACCGGGACCTTCCGGGGCAACGTCGGGAACAAAGCAGCGGCGGAGGACTCAGGATCAGGCAAAGAAGCCAAAAGATGTCGCAACGAACCCTTTCCGTGAGAAAAGCTATACCGGGCGTGATCCCGACAGTGTGTTTAAGCCCGAGAAGATCAAGGAATTGCATGCAGAATTTGATGTCATAGACCAAGATAATACCCTGAGCCCTCGGGAGAAGTGGCGCAAGAAGGAACAGGAGTTACAGCGATGGATGGAGCTACAGTTAAGCCCCGTTAGGGATATGTCACCTGCGGAGGAGAACTATTATCGTTGTCTCCTCCGGGGTAGCAGTAGCCTTGGGGAAGAGGCCCAGGGAGTAAAATCGAAGCAAGTACGTGTTGGAACGCTAGCAAATAAGGCCAATATACCCCCGGAGGCGCTAAAAGGGACTCTCTTTGAGGGTCGGCCTGAGGTCGTAAGAGGGATGATCCAAGAGGCTGAGGAGTGGTTTAAAGAGAATTGTCATCCAGCTATGTTCGAGAGCTACTCCCTTGACCTAGCCGAGCTCAACGTTTTCCAGGGCCGCTCTTATGCCCGCCTGGGTAAGTCTTCGGTATTTTGGAATCCCTCCCGGGGTGTACCTGTGCTAGTTCATGAGCTAGCTCACCATGTACATTGGGAGTCTGAGTCGACAAGGGGTATTGCAGACGCCTTTTGGCGTAGACGCACCGAAGGAGAGCAGCTGATTACCCTCTATGATGGTACAGCTGAGAAGGGCTATCGTGATAGATTCATAACCCCCTACATAGGGAAGCAGTATGGGGCATCCCAGGAGGGTCTCGAGGTTCTATCTATGGGCTTTGAATACATGAATAGAGCACCTGTTCAACTCCGGGCGATGGATCCAGAGCATTTCAACTTAGTGCTTGCGGTAATGGCGGGGATTATATGATATAATGCATGTAAAGGTACTAAAGGGGGTGTTGGAGTGTTCTGGGTCGTTACTCATAAGGGTAAACCCTATGTGCGACTGGAGTGGATCGGTAAAGGTCAGATCACCCTGAAGGCTAGTGCTCCAATCCGAGGCCACTGGGTGAGGGAGCTACGTAAACGGCTCACTTGCTTCCATCCTATACGTGGAATTCTGACACTTACGGGACGGGAAGCTTCAGATGCCTACATCTTCGACTGTTGGTTGAGTCAGTGGATTCAGGAACAACGACGAGAAGGCTTTTATTTCGAGCTAGGAGATACGGACGTGGACTGGTCCAAGGTGCTAACTGATGATGCACCCCCAGGAGCTGTCTACTAAGTGTTGACAAAAACAACGGCAGAAGCCGGACAGCCGCGGATCCCGGTATCTGATCGGGACCCGGCACCGGTAGCCATCGTGGTGAGGCGGCGCCTGGCTGACGCGCTGGGTCCTGTGCTCTCGCGCATAGACGGCTGACGCCGTTGGCCCAAGGCGCACCAACACGGGCTCCAGGCCGCGCTTGCGCAGCTGCGCGATCTGCCAGTTGATCTCGCAGGTGACGCTCCAGTAGATCTGGCGGTTGAACCCGCGACGGGCCCAAGAAGGCCGGCGGTCGTGGACCCAAGACATTGCGATCACCCAGGACAAGTTTACCACCCGCAGGGGTGGTTTTCCATTACCGGGGCCAGGTGCCCCGCAGGAGGTGTGGCTAGATGCCACCGAGACTATGGATGTTCTCATACCCGTTCTTCGCCCCTGATGACGGGGGCGGCGATGGCGGAGCCGCCGGAAGCGGAGCGCCTGAGCAGAGCGGCGCGCGCACCTACACCGAGGAATACG